GATAATTGCAGCAGGAGATTGTTGGATATAAATCTTTTTTATGTTTGCGCTCATGGGTGCAATGGTCCCGATCATCATCCCGAAATCTTCTAGTATCCTAGTAATAGCACTATCAGCAGATACACCATTGAACTGGTACACACTTTTCGACTTGTCAAGATACCACGCGAAATCATATGCCTTATATGTGATCGGTTGCCGTCCATTCTTCGATTCATTAACCAAGATGCCACGGTAGATTTCTTCATCATCTTTAGTAACAATAACCATATCACCGAGATCACAAGGATTAGTAGGAAAGAATTGAGTATCATTCCATATTACTGTCATCTCCAAAACAGAGGTTAATGACAAGTAACTGTCCCATGAAAAAGACCCCACTATGGGGGTCAAATCATATCGAGCTTCTAACTGATTTTTAACTAGCATTATTTTAAACATTTAATTCACCGCCGTGCTGACAAATGGAAATTCCGTCATGGCCAAGGTATAGTAAATGTCCCCATCTTGTCTAACTTCTGTTTGAAAATCGTCTATAGTAACAGCCATATTTACATCCTGATTACCGGCATTATCAATGATAATGAGTCTAATGGGGAATCGGCGTTCTCTCCACCGTTTAATGGTTTCAACATACTGCCTTCCCCACATGGTACGGTTCTGCAAAAAGGGATAGTCGTGACCCTCAATTGGGAAAAAAGACTCAATCGTAATAGATTGAAGCCCCCTTAATCCAATTAAGTTGAGTGACTGTTTAAGTCCTTCCACTTTTTGATTGTTCCAAGGATCGGGGATTGTATATTTCATTGGAGGTACCGGTAGTTGCAGTACTTCCTCATTATTGTTTATGCTAATAAATACACTGATCATGAAGCCACCCCCTTAAGTTCCGTACAAGTGACGTTCAAGTCTTGGGAATAACTTATCGGCAATTTGCTCTGCCGTTATATCCACCGCGATACCCTTCTTGAGGGTCCCATTTAATCCATCTACACCGGCTGTATTTCCATCTGTAGATGAGGTGTTATTTTCAGTTGCAGCAGTATTATCATCTAAGGCAGTAATCAACTTATCTAAACCATTTGCTCTTTTCGCATCTTGTTCTTGCTTGCTCTTCTGTATTTGAGCCATGATTGTATCATCAGAGAATTTAGCCTTACCAAAATCTACTTTTGGAATAGGACTAAAATTATTATCCCATGTAGGAGCTACGGCATTAAATTTGGCCGCACTAAAATTGACGCTGATAGCATCCATACCAACTGCTTGACGGATATCATTTAATGGTGAGAGAAGTGCTGAAACACCCATCTCTGCAGCAGAGACGATTCCGTTCCACATCGATACCCCGCCAAACTCGATACCTTTAAATACATATTGGAAAGCACGTAACATCTCATTCCCATAATCAATCATGATATTTACAGCCCATTGAACAGCAGAGACAACCGTGTTCCAAGTATTCATTCCTACCAGCTTTACGGTTTCCCAATTTTGTACAATGTAGGTTCCTGCCACGTAAAGTAGCCCCAACAACGTAATAACAAATCCGATTGGGTTTGCTCTCATAGCAGCATTTAACCCATGCTGTGCAAGAGTGAGTATACCTACTTTTCCTCCAGATGAAGCAGCGGCGGTTCCGTAAAATGCCGTCCACCAAGCTAACGTTCTCTGTGAGGCAATCGTAATTAGGTTCCAAGTATTCGCAGCCATTACAGCAAGTCTATATGCCACTATAGAACCCACAACCCCATAGACTATTGGACTTATATTACTCCAGTTAGTAATAATAAAATTAGCAATTGAAAACATTGCACCAGCTACCGCTTTTGCCCCGTTGTAGACACTCACAAGCCCTTTAGAAATACGGTCGGTTATGGCACTGAAGTTATTACCGGACATAAAATCCTGGGCTTTTTGTAGATCATTTCTAATTTCATTGAAGAGTGGCTTAGTAATTCCAGCCAAACCCAAAGTGGCTGTCTCTTTTATATTCGAAATAGTATATTCGAATGTACTAGACATTTCCTTCATCGATCCGCCGAAGTGCTTATTCAATCCGTCTATTAACAAAGGTAAGACCTGACCTGAAAGCAACTTTCCTTGCTCCCCTAGCTTCATTAATTCAGCAGGAGTTTTACCCATTTCTTCTGCCAAAATAGACCACGCCGGGATACCGCGCTCTGCTAATTGATTCATTTCCTCTGCACTAAGTTTTCCTTTAGTTTGGATCTGTCCGATAGCAAGAGCAATACCTTTCATTTGTTCCGTATCTCCACCCGAAGCTGCTACAGCGTCCCCAATACTGTAAAGCATCGGAACAACTTTATTACCCGCAATTCCCATCGCTAACATGGTTTTAGCCGCTTCTTGCAATCCAACAAATTCAAAAGGTGAATCAGTAGCTAACTTTTGAAGATCTGCTACCATTTTTATTGCGCCATCGTGAGATTTAAGGAGGATTTCGAAAGATTTCTGTGCCATTTCTGCACTGGAGTTAGCCTTAATACCAAGTGCTACGGCAGCAGTAGCCATTGCACTAGTTGCAGCAGCCGCCATACTAACACCGGTTTTTATACTTGACCAGGTTTCATTGGCAACCTCTTTCAACTCTTTCAGGGTCTTTTTATAGCGTACAGTACCCGCGTTAATCCTTTCGAGTGTTCCGGTTACACCGTCTCTAAGGGACATCGTTTTAGAAATATCTTTTGCTCCCACTTCCTCACCTCCTTCTCACAACAGAAAAAGGCAGCCAAATCAGCCGCCTTATTAATTATTTTCATTTTGATAATAAAATAGCATCGACTGCATCATGAGCCGCTTCGTAAATAAATCTACATTAAGTAGATAATCAGGAGTGAAACCCCTTTGGATATAGTGATGCAAAAAACGAAATTCAGCATCACTCTCAATTAGTTTTTTAGGTCAGCGTCGACCTTTTTAACACCCTGTCCGAAACCGGCTAACTGGAGCGCATGTCCGCTGATAGCTCCGATTTCTCCAGAACGAAAGATCATAGATACAATATCTGTTGGTTCCACACAACCAAACTCTTTTTGCAATTGCGGGTCCTTAAGGTTCGGCTCAACCACGCATTGATAAACCAAATACGGATCTGCTTTATCGCTTTGCATGTCGTCCTGTGCCATCTCTAAGGCCTCTAAAGCAAGTGCTCTGCTAGGCTCTTGGATTACAATTTCAGCGTCAAGAGACTCAACATACAAGGTCTGTGTACGCTGTTTCTTTTGCTTGAGTTGTGCTTTTTGAGCTAGTAGATCTTTTATTGTTAACTTTTTACTCATATTCGTTTCTCCTAATTAATCATATCAACCATATCGTAATCACTGAATGAAAACGAAATTTCTTCACTGCCTAATGTTTTTTGATCGAATTTAAGCAAATTAAACTCCTTAAGAGTTACATCGTGGATAGCTACACGTTCAGACCCTCGAGCGTCTGGATCTGCAACTTTCCCCACGATCTCAAAACGAGGATAAATGCCTTTTTTCACGTTATCAGCCATAGCTCGCTGCACACGGGAGTAAATCTTTTTAAGAGTTAATTTACCCTCACCTTTCCAGCCGGTAGCCTTTTGAAAGGTCCCGCTTTGGTTTGCAAATTTAATATCATCATATTCCACAGTTACTTTAGCCTCGAAGGAATCAACCTCCGCCCACAACTCGCCGTTTACCCACACTGTGCCATATGTCCCGTTAATGACTTCACTTGCATTCGGTCTAGTCAATTTATATCACCCTTTTCTATACAGCAATTTTGAAATCTAAGTCCTCCATTGCATCTAAGAACTTCAAAGGACCAGAGATAAATACCGTGCTTTGGAAAGAAGTTTCCTTAACTTTTTGATCGTCCCATTCAGTAGTGTCAGTACCAATACTTTCCCAGGCAAGGCGCTGTGCGTATACGTCAATCCCGATTTTGTTATCAGCTGCAGGGTCTAATACATCCCCTTCAAGACCTTTAAAGTAAGCATTAACAGCCGTAATGAATAGAACTTGATTATCATAGCTGTTGTTAACTTTACCAACATAGTTGTCATTGAAGGTACGAGTAATATCCTCTTGAACTAAATCGTGGCCCTCAACGATCTTAATCTTTTTAAAGTCTGCACCCTTACTAGTAGTTGTGGTTGTCAGTGAATTAACACCACGTGCAATCTTCACTTTCTCACCGTCATTGATAAGGATGAGTTTTCCTGCGTCAATGTCAGCATCAGGGTCAGAACTATTAGTAATGGAAGTTACTTCAGGAAGTACATAATAGGTTGAAGAACGAGTAAATGGTAGACCCGCAAGAATACCTGCAATACGTGCGGTAAACTGACTTGCACTATAAGTTGTAGACCCTACCACAATGCCATCAGTAGCGAAATTAATGATCCCTTCGTGGTCCCCAACGTATTTAGGTAATACGGCTTTGTACGTTTTCTTATCGTTATCCCTTAGGCCTTTTAGCCATGTACCGATTGCGGCAACATCAGCATTTGCAATGCCAGGAATAGCAAGGTAATTCCACTTCTTACCGGCTAAACGAGTTAACGCAGCAGAGTAATCCGTTGCTGATACCCCAATGCGCTCAACAATCACCTTTGAGGGAACACCTAAAAAAGCCTGTTGAATATAATCAAGATTCGTAGCGGTCCAATCGGCGGACGCAACGTCAGCAACATTGGTGTATTCCTTCGTATCAAAGGTTGTCTTAGTATCATCTTTGACTACCAATGCAACGATTCCACGGGCACTACGCTGGATAGCAGATACAGCTAAACTTGAAAAAGTAATATTTATTTCAGGAAGTCCCAACACACTCACCCCTTACAATTTACTCATCATCTTGTCAAACTCTTTTGCCACAATTTCTGTCCATTGATCATCAATTTCTCTTGTGGCCTTTTGGTAAACGTGATAACCTTCTTTAAACCCACGCTCAACCCCATTTTTGTCTACGATTCTGTGACCGTACTCAAGTAAATGGGCATGAGGTGATCGAGAGTAAACCCGAACTTTATATTCGTGTGTACTTCCATCGACCCAAACTTTACCACGTTTAATGGATCTGAAATAATTCCCTGTACGCTTTTTTACAAGCTGCTTGGCTTTCTTTAAAACGATTGCCCGGGCCTTTGTCCCAGATCGTAACATTAGCCGCTTAGCCTCTCTAGGGAAGTGTTTTTGCAGATCATCTAGTTCTTTCATAAATGTATCTATCGCACCCATCTCAATATCAAAATCATCCATTGTAATCCAACTCCTGCATGAGATCTCCCGTTTCGTCCTTCTGGGTATCCTCGAGATAGGAAAAATGAAAATCGTAATGGACAACTTTATCAATAATGTCTGTCTCAGCACTGTCAATCGTAATCACTCGATTGCTTACAGTGAAGTTCAGCCCGAATAATTTCTCAAGGCGATCCATCACATCATAAGCCTCTTCCTTAAAAACATATCTGTCGGTAGGGAAAAAGAGGATACGACATGTCATTTCACGCAATACATTAAACTGAAATGCTTCTGTTCTTACAGTTTCAAGAGAAACAAAAAAAGAAGGTCTTTGAAAACCTTCCTCTACATCTCTACTTTGAATTAAGATACCTGGAAATTCCACTTTGATTTTATCGTTTATGCTTTTATTAATCTGCACTCGAGTAAGCATTAAGGCACCACTCTCTCTACCGATAGAATCAAAGTCTCATGCCGGTTCAACGGATCCTCAATAAACTTAATATCATGACGATGGCCATTGATCAGCATAAACATGCTTGGTGTAATACCTTCGCGGTATCTAATCGTGACCTTAAGTTTATTGGTCGTTTCCGTTGCTCCGTCTACATTATCTGTAAACCCACCCGTGTAATCAACATGAGCCGGTACCGTACACCATAATTCCGGTGATGGTGTTTGTTCACCCATGCTGTTTTCAGTGAAAATGGTGCGCCAGATTTCAACCATATCCCGTAAACTAGCAAGATTAGTTTGAACATCATCATAGGCCTGACAAACGAGATCGATTGTCTCTCCGTTTTTACTGTAAGTCCGAAGAACTAAATAATCTTTACCCTCATGCTGTATTTTTTGCTCGTCATCGTATTCAAAATAACGAATTTCAAATACTACAGTTGGTTTAAGATTATTTGTGAAGGCGTGATAAAATTCAGACCTAGTAACTGATTTTTTATTAGCAAACACTGTTCGAATTGTCTCCGATACCGCAACGGTTTCCCCTGCAGAATGTGAAACGGAAACAAGATCGATAGAATCACGCCACATCATAAGGATTCACCTGCCATATACTCTTGAGACAGTGTCAAATGAGTTTTAAGCATGTTATATGATGCCAGCAATCTTTCATAGTCTGGGTTATCATATCCAAAATGAGCCTTAACATAAACCGATATAGCACGTTTAATTAAAGGATCATCGTCATTTTCTAACTTTAAAGAAGAAACGCCCGACAACGCTAAATCTTGCCGGGCAGCTTCAATAAGATCCAAAATTTCAGTGTCATATGCGGAATTGGAAGAGCTGATTCGAAGGATGGTCTTCAATTCACTGATCATCCTATATCACCCCATTAAACGCCAGTTTTGGAGATTTTAACAAACGCTTCAGCCAATGCAGGCTTACCGTCAGTTACTGCAAGACCACGGTAAGTAATCTTACCTGACTTAAATCCAGCTTCACGAGAAGAGCTCAATTCGATAGGGCTGCTAAAGTTCATATAGTAGTAGCTTAGGTCACCGACCAAAATAACATCATCAGGAATGTAATCGTCCATAATAACCGGATAGCCTAAGATTCTCATCGCAGCAGCATCTTGTGCGTTATAAGTGAAGATAGGAGCTCCAGTTGTTTCTTTGATTTTTCTAATTCCGCCGAACAACGTTTTTCTGCTCATTACAAACACGGATGTGTTGTGGTACATAGTAGGTAGTAAGGCAAGTCCATCAACGATGTTATCGTATCCTACTGCACCAGTACCCCAATCAATTCTATTTGAACCTGTAGTCCAAGTAATTCCTGTTAAGATACCAGTAGGCTGACCTGTACCAGTACCGTTCAAGATTGCATTTTCAAGAGCAATGGACATTTGACGGCCTAGTTCATCGGCAATGTATGCTTCAAATGCATCAATGGTCATAGCTGAAGCAGCAGCAGAAATCTCCACAAGCTTGATTAGTTCGTAACCGCCTAGGTTAACACTGATTGTGGTATCATCTGCAGCAACTCCATCAGCACCCTCTGTTTTCCATGCAGCGGCGTTTTTAGCATTGGCAATGACCAAGCTCAAGTTGCCTGGAATATAGGTTACATTGATTCGTGGGAATAGTACGGATACTTGACGCAACTTATCAATGATCTTATTCATTGTAGTTGTTGGAACCGCAGCAGTAGCACCAGCCGATGTGGTCAATGCACGTTCTTCAACGTCAGTTAGGCGCTTACCTTGGAGGTTTTTAAGATACGCACTACGATATTCAGGAGAAGCGAACAATTCATCTTTCTCCATACTTTCAAAACTACGCTGTTGAGGCTGCATAGTTGGTTGAGGAATAGGATTAGCAGGAGTAGATCCAGCTGCAATAGCGGCAGCAAGTTTAGTGCGCTTCTCGATTTGTCCCTTTTCAGTTTCAAGAGCACGTAACTCCGTATCTAAAGCATCTAAATCACATTCAACTCCACTTTCTAAGATCCCACGGATTTCTACTAATCTTGCTTGAATTTCTTGTAAACGATTCATTAAAATCATCTCCCTATTGTTTTATTAATTGTGCAATACTTGCTCGCAAAGCTAACTTCTTCCGCAATTCAACACTCTCCAGTGCTTTACGCTCCTTCTCCCTCTCCAGTTCGAAGAAACTCCTTGCAGAAATTGAAGTAGTATCGTAAGCCGGAATATCCACGGCAGACACGTCATAAAGTTTTTTAACTTTAAGGATAGTACGCATGTGATTATCACTGTCGTAACTAGACTCCTTCGTAGTAAAGGAGAAACTCATGCGGTCAATGTAACCACCCTGGATTTCCTCATAAAGATCACGGCCTTCTTCTGTGCCGTCCAGTCTGGCTCTAACTTTCAAGCCCTTATCATCCACAGTGAGAGTCAATGTGTTATTTCTAGTACGTGCCATAACCTTACCGCCATGGTTGTAGTTAAAAATGACATCGCTCATGTCGGTTTCCGAAAATGCATCTCGGTCCACTTGCTCTTTATATTGGATGCCATCGTACTCCCAAAGAACTGTGGGATCGTTAAAGACAACAGCATAACCCTCAACATAAAGCTCTTGAGATGGGTTTACTTCGTCTCCATCAGGTTCCACAGGTGCTGCCCGCACCTCAAAATTGGAAACAAATCTGAAATCACGGTCCTTTCTCTTTGGATCGTTATTCATTATTTGTTGTCCCATTGTTATCACCTCCGTTTTGATTGTCACTTGGCTGTTTCTGGCCAAGTTGATATTGGTTCGCTTTGTCTGCATCTATGAAATTAAGGGACAGTATCCGCTTGTCTCCATCTTCAATTGGAGGTAAATTAAACATTTCTAGTCCCTGATTTAGAGACATCATGCCACGATCAACTAATGTGTTAACCACTTCAATCTTGGTTTTATTGGAAGCATACTGAAGACGATTAGCCTCAAAGATAATCTCGTTACCATGGCCTTTTTCCCGTTGAGTGAATATCTTTTCGGTAAATTCAAGACTCAACTGAATAGCGATAGGCTCTATAACGGATTCATAAAAGGCGTTCCATTCTTCTTCCGTATAATTGGACTTAACAATCTTTTCATTAACCCCAAAATAGTCATAAACCTTAGACTTTATTGAATCCATTTGCTTGTCATCGATCATTTTCGGGTCGCTTTTAAGTTCGATGTAATCAGCCTTTGCATCAGTAGCAGCTACCCCACCATTGTTGGTGATATTCATATAGTCCGCCACAAACATGTCTCGCTGTTTCTTCATATCATCCGGTTTTAACATGGATGTGAATTTGAGCAATCCACGCAAATAAGCAGAGGATTTAACCGCGTTCGCTATTCCATCATTCGTGGTATTTATGAGCTCCAGAACAGGGTTTAAGGCATTACTGGACGTTTCCCCATAGAAATCGTTTTGATAGAAGAAACGACGAAGATGAATCAGATCGGTATAAGGGAGAACCACTTGCTGCCCACCTAAAAAGAAAAACTTCGCAAATATCTCTCCTCCACTCTCCAGTAGCATGACTGTCGGAGCGTTAATCGGATAAAGACCACGAAGCATTTTTGACTCAGGGTCCCAATCTAAAAAAACGAACGAATTATTCTGCAAGTAATATTGAGTAACCACTTTGTAATAAAACGTGTAAGCATCCATATAGGGATTGGGACGAGTCTGCAAAATATACTCAATATTAGAGCCGGCCATTGCTATTTTGTCTTTTTGTCTTCGGATATGCTTAGGCTTAAGCTTGGCAGCGTTCCTTGCAATAGCGTCCACAGCAGACCGCACCACATCATTGTCGTAAGCTTCACCAGAGAAGCTAGAAAATACTGGAACGTAGCCGTTAAGCATCTTGAGAGTAGTCATATCTTGCGTCTCTTTAGTCGGAGACTTGGACTTCCCGAAGATCATGTTAAATAGTGATCGTCTCTCTTTCAAAAACAATCACCCCCTTTACAATAGAGCGCGATAATCGCTCATTTTGTTAAATAAGACCGTGTAAGCAATAAGCAAAGAGACAGCACCATCTATGCGCTGTCTCTGATTCTTACCCTTTATCGGCCTTATATTATCGTTCTCATCGCGCTTGACATTGGTATTAGTCAAACACCACTTAAGAACAGGATTGTTATTATAATTAATGAGTTTGGCAGCCAGGTCGGCCCCCATTTCCTTCATGGGCTGGCTTAAGGTGATTGCCCCTTGTCGTACCTGCTCCATTTGGAATCCCTGTTCTTTCATCTCATCCACCCAATACTTCGAATTCCATGGGTCATAACCAATCCAGAACGGGCGAATATCATAATCCTGATACATTTTCGTGAACCAGGCTGTAACATCGGAGTAGTTGACTTTATTACCTTCACATAGGGTTAGCAGTCCGCGATCAGCCCATTTATCATATGGTATCTTGTCCTCTTTAACCCTTTGTTCAACCAACTCTTCAGGAAGGAAATACTGCTGAAGAATAAACTTCTTATCGCTATCAGGCTTCATGACAATCAACGTTGCACAGCTAAGGTCGGTTGTACTTGAAAGATCCACACCGCCAATAGCGTAGCTATCACGAATGAGCTCGATGTCATATAGCTCTGTATTATTGGCTTCTTCAAAAGTTAACCATGCCTCTGATCCTGTCTCAGGGACATTAAAATCCTTTGTGAGCAGGTTTTTCACCAGCATGGGATTTGCTTTGGCCTTATTAACTTTTGTCTCCAATTGGTCGATCTTCTTTATGGTACCAAGTCCCGGATTGGCTTTCTTCCAGCAAGCAGGATCAGTCCACTCCAAACGATCATCTAGCTCATAGATAATAGGTAAAAGCCTATCATCCTTATAGCCTTCAGGATCATCAAACCCGTTCAATAACCTTTCGGCCTCTTCATATTTCTGGTCATAAACAGACTCACGTACTGTTCCTGCCGTTGTAATCATTACAATTAGCGGCTGTTCACGAGCAGAAGTACCGTCCACAATAACATCGTAGAGGTTCTTATCCTTCCAGGCGTGTATTTCGTCCATCATGGCCCCATGAACGTTCAAACCGTCCAACGTATCTGAGTCAGAACCAAGAGGTTTAAATGAGCTGTCATTCCATTCACTGACAAGCTCAGATACTAATGGTTTAATCCTTTTGACTAATGCCGGGGACTTCTTAACCATTCGCTTTGATTCAAGCCAAACTAACTTTGCCTGATCTTTTTTAGTGGCCACGGCATATACCTCAGCACCTGGCTCTCCATCTGCTACTTGAAGATATAACCCTATGCCAGAAGCAATGGTTGATTTCCCATTTTTACGGGCAACCACTAGAAGAACTTCCCGGTATTTCCGAGTACCTTCCATCTTGTGGACAAATCCAAACATAGCAGCAAGAAAAGCTTTCTGCCATAATTCTAAATCAATAGGCCTACCGCCCCACTTACCTTTTGAGTGCTTGCAGTAGTTCTCAATGAACTCAATAGCATGATTGGCTCGTCTTGCATCATATTCATATATCGACTCTGTGTCATAAACATCAGCGGCTAGTTTTTTGTAAATGCGCCTTACCTTATCGCCAACAACTTCTCTACCAGATTCAATTTCTCCCCAGTATTCCAAGATAGGACTATAAGAATCTGGATAGCCTTTTCGAAATGGTTTCGTCATCGGTCCATCACGAACGATTCAAAACCATCGTCTTCTTCTTTTTGCTCTACTTGCTTTTTGGGGATGTAGTCCCCGAGCTGTTTCATGATCGATTGATAGTTCTTATTCATCGATATGTAGCGCCTAGACTGTGGACGCTCTCTCTCATAAGGTTCTTGATCTTTGGATTGGGTGAACATTTCGTCATACCCATTTTCATCAAGATCCTTACGTATGTCCTCTAAACGAATGCGCAGGTCTGCGGCTTCAACGATTAACCCTTCCACCACCATAAGGGTATCTCTGGGCAAATCTTTGTATATCCGTCGAAGTCTTAGGATTTCTTTCTTAACACGATCATCTTTGGTTAACTCCTTGCTTTTCGCCATAAGTACCTCCTTTCTGGGGTAGGGGGTCACGTGAAAATGACCTGTGTGTTTTTTGAAGG